AAAAGAAGAAGCTACTATGCTTATCGGTCAAATGGCTGAAGTTGCATTACAGCTTGGTGAGAATGATGACAAGACAGGTGCTCTTGCTTTTGCTTATGAAAGTCTAAAAGAACAACTTGCAGGTGTCAATGCAGAACTTGGTAAGTTCGGTGACATGACAGTAGGTATGTTAGACTCTCAGATACAAAAGACATTAGAAGCCAAAGAAGCTAATCAGGCACTATTAGAAGAATATATTAAGCAAGGTGCAAGTACATTAGAACTTGCAGAAGCATACAGAATATTAGGATTAGAAATACCAGAAGTTTTACAAAGTTATGAAGACTATGTAAAAGAAATGAAAGAAAATGCTAAAGTAACAGACAACAATATTGCTAATCAAAGACAATATATGCAAGTGTTACAAGCACAAAAAAGAGCAACAGACGATTTAACAGAAGCACAAAAAAAACAACTTGCTACACTTGAAGCATTATTTGAAGAAACAAAAAATGAAGGTTTTAACTTAGCCGAAGCTATAGGAAAAGCAATGTCACAAGCGGTAACTAGTGTATCTGGTAGTTTAGCAGATATGATGTTAGGACTTGGTAATGGCTTTTCAGACTTAGAAGACATTGCCTTAAATGCTATTAGAAATATTATAGCCGCTCTTATTGAAGCACAAATACAAAAGGCTTTATTCGGAGCAGCCGGAGGAGCGGCAGGAGCCGCAGGAGGCTTGTTAGGTGGCTTAGGTGCTTTAGGGGCATCAACACTTATACCAGGACTAGGTCTACTTGCAGGAGCTGGCATGTTAATAGGAGGCTTCTTTGAAAAAGGTGGTAATGTTGCTAGTGGTCGTAAACCAATCGTAGTAGGTGAAAAGGGACCAGAACTATTCTTACCGGGTCGTTCAGGTTCTGTTGTATCTAATCAAGATATGGAAGGCGTAAGTGGTGGAGAAAGTTTAACAGTTAACTTTAACCTAAATGCTATTGATACACAAACTGGAACAGAGTTCTTAGTACAAAATAAACGAGTTATAACAGGCGTTGTCCAAGATGCATTCCGTAGAAGGGCGCAATCAGGGCCATTAGGATAAGGAGCAAACTATGGGATACGATTTAAGACATTATACACAAACATTTAACGATAGCAATAAAGCAAACGGGTCGAGTGACGCAATACTACGTAAGTATCCATTCGTTGTATCAAGGCAAGCACTAGTTAGTTCAATCAAACTAGCAAACTGTTTAGACAGTCAAAGAAATCCAAACGGATACACAGCCGCACAGATGGCAGATAAGATTATCGAAGCGTGGGACAATATTATGTTTTACGATTGGGATAATACATCGAATACACTAAACGGAACAGGATACGGATACGCACAACCTAAAGCATTAGATCCAGGAATAACAAATGGAACAAGTTGGGACGATCCTGGCTTCTGGAGTTCAAGTCAAATGTACTTTATTGCATACAAGGCAACAGGAACACCCGCATCAGGCATCAGAACAGCAGAACAAGTTTTCGCAGATACAACAGTTATCTTATTACCAAGCCAAGGATACACAGTTAATAGTAAAAACTATCAACAACCACCGTTCTTAGGTCTAGACAATAGAGGTTATATTCAGAATGATACAACAGATGCATATACAGCCATACAATCAACTTCACCAGGTGGTGACGAGTTTGGACTAACTTTAACAAGAGACGGAAGCAATAGGGTGACTGGTATAAGCAATCCATCATCAACAACACATGATGATGTGTCTAGTTCAACAACAGGCAACACATTGAACCCACAAATGCTTACAATATATGAGTTCAACACATATCACGATGATTTTAACGTCAATGGTAATGATTTCTCATATAATACAGCATATTCAGGGCATGATGATATATCAACATCAACAAAGTACTTCGATTTACAAACAGCTAAGTTCTCAGTCACAATATCAGGCGGCGTAGTTACAGCAATCACACCAGTAGCAAGAAACGACGGTGATGGCACTAGTTGTGCAGGTGGTTGGAACTATGGTGCAACAAATAACGACTATATGGAGTTATCTTTTCAAACAGGAACATTAGCGTCTCCTAAAATACCACCAAGAGTATTATACAGAACAAATAGTTCAGCAGACAACAGTGTAGGCAACAAAGCAACAGTAGATATCACAGATGCAGATAGTGAGTTTGATCCTGGTTCAGGATTAGTTCAAGGTGATTGCACAACAGCATTCGCATCAGGCGGCTTTGGTAGTATTAACCAAGGCTTTGCAGTAGATCCCTCAGTAGGACTAATATCTACAGAAGATAGCGGATTTGATAGCAGAGTATGGCCTAATGCTACTGTAACTGCGGGCGTTGACCCACATACAGTACGTATTATAAGTGAGAGACCAACATTAAAGAGTGAAACACGTGGACTAAAAACTATTACAGCAGGGACTGGTGCACAAAGATATTCATTTGAGTTTGAATATCCTCCAATGTCAAGCGATGTTGGTGAAACATTTATTAGAGCATTTGAAGAATACAAAGGTGCATCACAATCAGTACACCTATACATTCCTAATGTTGCGATTGATTTCTGGGAAGAATATGTTACAAACAATATTTCTACAACGGATCAATCTAAGATGTGGGCGTATAGACAATATATTCACACAGGTGCAACAGGCGATAGACAGATAGTTGTAGGCGGACATGTGCCAGGTGAAGGCGGTGTAGCTAAAGGAAACTATTTTGTTACAACTAAAAACGATAAGATATATCAAATCATGGGCAACAGTGGTACAGCAGATGAATATGGCAGAATGGCATATTCGGTTGAACCACCGCTAATGGATAGCTATGCAGGTTCGCAGATTTTATCAAACAGTAGAAAACTACACGGTGCAAACCAATCTGGATCGCTTGATGCTACAAGAGGTAAATACTTCTTAGTAAAAGCATTTTTAGTAGATGACGTTTTAGATTACACAGTAGATGCCGCAGGTATCTATCGTATGTCATTTAAGTTTGTAGAGGCAATGTAATGAGCAGAGGCGTAGCAACAGCAACAGCAACAGAACTTGCAACTAAAAGTTTCAATATATGTAATCTTGTAGAGTTTCAAAATATCGGTGGTGGTAACACTTACTTAACTGATGCACCAGTAGATATAAGTTATAGTGGTAACACATATCTTTCTGCACGTGGTGTATTAGGTATAAGTGATATTATGGAAGAAGACGAAATAAAGATTGAAAATGTAGACATATCATTAAGTGGAGTTAGTACAGACAATGTTAAGTTATTCCTTGACTATGATTATATCGACAGGAGGGTACTCATACATCGTACTATCCTGGATGACAACTACGGGATTGTGGGAACGCCTATACTCGTATTTGACGGTCGTTTAGACCAACCAAGACTTACAGAAGATTTTCAAGCCAGAACAGCAATACTAAGTGTTAGTGCAAGTTCACATTGGGCAGACTTTACATCTGGTAATGGTAGACACACTAACGATACAGAACAGCAAACTTTATTCACTGGTGATAACTTCTTTGCTAACGCAACAGAAACACAAAAGGACGTAAAATGGGGCAGAAGCTAATAGACACTTGGGCGGGTCATCTTGTAAAGCAAAACTTTACATGGGGCGTAAACGATTGTCATCAACTGTTATATCAGTTTGTTAAACTTACTAACCCAGACTGGAAAGATCCACACAATCTTGGTAGATTAGCTGGAACTTATCATACTTGGAGAGAAGCAAACGAAGTTGCTAAAACTCTAAAGATAGCAGAATGGTTTGAAGAAATAAACTATGAAAAGAGACCAGTGAACAAAACAGAAACAGGTGACATTGTATGGATGCCAAGTAAGAACAGAGCATGGGATATGTATATGCCTGTTATATTCGGTGAAACAGTTTTATGTGGTGATCCTAAAACAAAACTAATAAGACAAAGACACGTAAGAGAGTTCGACAGATATTACGAAGTATATAGGAGAAAAGAATGCCAACAATAATCGCAAGTGCAATAGCAGTAGCTAAAGTCGTTGGATTAGCACTAGGGGCTTCAGCCGCATATGCGGCAATCGTTGGTGCAGTTGTGATTGTAGGTACAGTTGCTCTAGCAACTAAAGCCATTAAAAGAAAACAAGCTAAACAACAATCTGGTATTTCAGGTACTCTTGTAACAAAGAGTGGTAGTTCAGTTTCAGTTCCATTAGTATATGGTAAAAGACGTATAGCTGGACACCGTACACATTTAAGTTCAGATGGCACAGACAATGCTAATCTACATTTTGTAGAAACGCTTTGTGAAGGGCCTATTGAACATTTAGAGAAAGTATTTTTTAACGATGAACTTGTAGCTACAAGTACACAATCATCAGGTAATAACTTAAACGCAAACTGGACGTATGAAAGTACGTACAGTGGTAAAGCAGAGATATACTTCTATGATGGTTCACAATCAGCAGAAGCATCACAAACTATACCAGGCTTTAACGACAGCGACAATACTAAAGTAGGGAATAAACTTGCTTATGTATATATTAAGTTAACATGGGACGAAAATGTATATGGATCAGGTGCACCTAATATTACATATCTAATCAAAGGTAAGAAAGTCCCTGCTATCGGTTCAGCACCGGACTCTACACTAACTTATAGTGCCAATCCAGCACGATGTATATATGATTTTTTGTCAAACGAGTTATATGGAAAAGCTATTCCACATACACTATTAGACGCAACTACATTTAATGCTTCAAAAACATATTGTGATGAAACAGTAGCAAAGACGGCAAGTGATGCTACAGCAGTAACACGATATGAATGTAATGCATTCGTAGATACAGACCAATCTATGCTTGATAACTTAGAAGAACTGTTAACTACTTGTCGTGCAGGTCTAATAACAGGTGATACTTATAAACTACTTGTAGATAAACCAACTGCAACTACAGATATTGTGATTGGTGATGAAAATATTGTTGATAGTATAAACTTCTTACAAGCATCGAAGAAAACTTTGTTAAACGAACTACGTGTAACGTTTCCAAACGAAGACAGCACATTTAACTACCAAGAAGATGTAACACGTGTAAGCAGTTCAACACTACAAAATAGTTCAAACGATAATATTGTACTTAAACAAGATATGCAACTATCTAATACTACAAATAAAGAAATGTCAGAACGTATTGCAACAGAAGAAATCAATCAAAGTAGACAAAGTGGTATATTAGAAGTTACAGTAGACCCAAGTATGATAGATTTAGCAGTAGGTGATGTTGTTAAGTTTACAAACTCAACATTAGGTCAAACAAATAAGACTTATCGTATCTTAAGTACCCAGATAAAACCGGATCATCAGATAGTACTAAATATGAGAGAGTATGATGCAAATGTTTATTGGGATAACAATAAAACAATCATAACAAATAACAAAAACGATACGGATCATTAACTATGAGCATTATTACACCAGGAACGTCAGCACCAGGATCAATAGCAACAGCACAGTTGGCTAACGATTCAGTTGATGCTACAAAGATTGATTTCGGTACAGGCGCTAATCAAGTAGATACAGATGTTGTAACAGAAGGATCTACAAACTTATATCATACAAGTGAGCGAGTAGACGATAGAGTAAATGCTCTGCTAACTGCAGGTTCAAACATAACACTCACGTATGATGACGCCGCAAATACACTTACAATAGCAGGTGTAGAAGATAATCTATCTAACAATGACACAGACGATTTAAGTGAAGGTTCAACTAATCTGTACTTTACTAACGCAAGAGCAGATGCAAGAGCAATAGCGTCAGTACTAGTAAACACACATTCAGGTAATACAGTTCTAGGTTCAGATGCAAACTTTACAATAAGTGCAGGAACAGATGCTGGAGAGTTCTTTTTCGTAAATGCTCCACAGTCGTTCTTAGGTATCAGTGGAGTAGGACTACAGTTCGACTTTGCTACAGGATCGCCTAACACTGCTAAAATCAGTGCCTATGGCGCAACAGAGATAGAAATAGACGACAAGCTAAAAGTCGACGGACATTTAGAAGTCACAGGTGCACAAATAGATTTCACAGCATTACCTACAAGTGATCCCGGAGTTGTAGGTCGTTTATACAGAAGTGGAGCAGACGTAAAGGTAAGTATATAATGTTAGAACAAAAAGCAAATACAATGCATAGCTACACTCTTATGAGATTAGATTATATGCTAGACAGATATCAAGATTACGGCTTTATAGACTTAAATGATATGCACACATTTGTCGTAGAGTTTAGAAATCTACCTAAAACAAAACAAGAGAAGTATGCATTTTTATTAGATGAGTGTGCAGAACTATTTGATGATGCAGAACAACCAACATGCATGGACAACTAAGATGGCTAAGAAAACACCTAAACCATTAAGTGCAACTGTAAAGAAAAACTTACAAGCACGTGCTAAAAAGAGTACAAGATATACATACGGTGATTTAGCCAAAGTATATCGTAGAGGTCAAGGTGCATATTTAAGTTCAGGATCAAGACCTGGCGTAACAATGAGTGCATGGTCATACGGTAGAGTAAATAGCTTTATCAGAGGTGGGAGACACGACCAAGATATTCGTAGAACTGCAAGGAAAAGAAAATGAAACAACGTAAAGTGATTCGAGATAAAAGTACAGGCTTACCAAAGAAATATCTTTCTGGTGTTGGTGGTACTACCAGAAAGCGTTTGGCTAGAGTAGTTTCAAGAATATCTGCGTTATATCGTGAAGGTAAAAGAATACCACAAAGT